ATGAGCAGAACGTATCCGAGCACTTATGAAGCTCCCGTTTTTCGACTACTCAAATACGCGTTCATCGTCTGGCTCTTCGGCGTACTCGTCGGCGTCTCAATAATGTTAATCGCGTATCGCACAAATTGGTGGCAACAACTCGGCACGGCAACATTGAACTTTCATTTGGCGAACCCGTGGTTTTTCCTGATTTACGGTGGATTCGGCACGGTAGCAATCTTGTATTATTATCAAGGACGCAAAAAAAGAATCTACCAAAAGAAACACCGTAAATGGCTAGAAGAAAAAGGTTTCGTTGTGTTAGAAAAAGAGAGGAAATAAACAATGAATAATAATGATTTAGTACGGTTGAAAGCTAATTATCGCCGTAAGATTAGAAAACGCGCATATCTTTCGCGAGGATTGCGTCAATAATGAGATTTTCTCACAGTGGTAGCCTTTGTATGGGTTACTTAGAAGGTAAACTACATAGACTTCCTTTCTGGTTGCGTTGGTCTATTTGGTTTGTTCGTGTGCTTCTGTTTTGTGATTGGCGTTGGGCTCGAAACCGCATTGTCATGGTGATAAACAACGAATAAAATAATTCTAGTTGTGCTATTCGCTTTGTTAGGTGCAGCCCTCTACATTTTCGTCTGGCCCCTCGTGCAATCCGCCATACCAATTATCCCGTCTCTTATTCAAGGAATCCCCACCAACCTAACTGAAGTGGGCGGATGGATTCAAAACAATGTTCTAACGATATTTTCGACAGCAGCAAGTGTTGGCACTTTAAGCGCGATTGCACATAATTATCTTTCAAGTCGTGCAGAAGAAGCACAAAAACAGTTAACCACTCAAAAAGTTAGTGAAGTGCAAAACCAACTGTTAGGGCAAATCAACGAGAACGAGGCTCTCAAACAAACCAACGTGCAACTACAAAATCAGCTAGACCAAACTAAAGACGTTCAAGCGCAAATCGCAACGCTCAATCAAACATTAACGGCTAAACAAAAAGAAGTAGACAAGTTAATTGTGGAGAAAAATCAGATGAAACGTGACTTTGAACAAAAATATTTTTCAGAACCAGAAACGCCGAAAGTAAAATAGTGGAGGTGAAACTGAAAATATGAAACTAAACAATGTAATCGGCGTACTCATAATAGCCATACTTGCTAGCGTTGTGATTGCGGGCGTAACCATGAAGTATTCTCATCCTGAAACGGCAACGGTCACTCCAGTCTCCGTCAAAGAATATTTAGGCGGCGTAGCTGTAGCTAACGGCACAACGTTTGATTGGGATCAACTTGAAGCAGGCGTAACTTACGATTGGAATTACACGGTTGAAAACGTGGGATCTGTAAACTGCACAGTCTATCGCATCACTCCAAACTTGCCAGGGGGTTGGGTTGAAACGTGGACGTGGAACAACACCTTGTTTAAGCCATATGAAACTAAAGTTGGCAATTTAACATTAACCGTTCCAGTGAACGCAAGCGGATCGTACAGTTGGCACAGCTACTTAACAGCCGAATACGAAGAGTAATGTGTTTGTGGTGCGCATTCGTCTTGAAGTCTATTCTGGGTTCGCAACCCCGCTAATACAGTTTCAACGGCGTTAAGCACAAAGCTATTATTGAAATGAGCTAAAGCCGTCACTCCTTAGTTTGCAATGGTTGTCAACTCCTTTCTCTAGTATACGACGGCGCAAGATCACAAACACACAGTCGTGAAGTCTGAGATAGGAAGGACAGTTACTCGGGCAAGCGGGTAGCTCCCATATCCAATATACTAAACGGATGGGCTGGCAACCCCTCTTAAAGAGTGCCAACGGGAGTGGGTAACGAGGCGTCTAAGCCACGCCTACCTTCCCTCAACACACTTTCACAATGAACTTTGCTCAATTAATTACACATATAAATCTAGGCACTTTGCTTTTCTTCACTGGAATCTTAGGAGTTATATTAGCCTTAGCCACTTGCGTTGTGATTGTTTTACTTCTGATTTGTGCTTTTCCTAGAACTTCACGATGATTTGGAAATGTTCTCATTGTGGAGCGGTTAATTGCGGATTAAATCGACAATGTAGAATATGCTCTTCGGAAAAGGCGACTTAAAAAAATGACTGTGCCCCCTGACATAACCATCCTACTCGTTTTCGCAGCCGTCTTCGTCGTAGCCGTCTACTTAATTGACAGGAAACTGGAGAAAGACAAGAAAAAACTGAAACAAAAAACAATACACCTATAGGAAATCTCCAAAAAATGTCTTATACAAAACTGTACAAACGTATACAAAAACAAGAGATTATAGATACTATCCTCATTGAAATGCGAAAAAACCCGAAGATAACTAATTTACAATTATCTATGAAACTAAAGTTACATCGCCATACCATAAGCAAATACCGTAAGTTCATACGCCAAAATTATTACAAAACACCACAAGAAACTGTGAACAAAATAGATTCACGGTTAGATGAAGAACTTGAGGCAATGTCGCATTTTGCACTTCTTATGTATCGTGGTCAGCTTGTTCCAAAGAAAGCGGAAATAAAAACAGAAATCACCACGGAAATTAAACAAGAATTAAGCGTTAAATTTGATGAGATGCCAGAAGATGAGCGTGAGTTCTGTAGAAAGATTGCCAGACGTTATATCAAAACAAACAATCAAGAAAGACCTACTAGTATTCACTGAATGGTTAGGTTACGATAATGCGCCTTTTCATGAGGAATGGTATGATCTCTTACAAAACAAGTTTTCGCCAATCAAAAAGTATCCCAATAGACTTAAAAAATACTTACTGTTATGGCCGCGCGGTCACGCTAAAACAACTGCGACAACATTCAACTATGTGTCGTGGATGGTGGGGAATTACCCTAACATTCATGTCAACATCGTCACGAAAACCGCTAGTCTCGCAGAAGAAATCTTAACCGCGCTTATCACACGTTTCGAGATAGACGCTAAATATAAGCAAGTTTTCGGCGAGCTAAAGCCAGAGCAGACTAAGAAGTGGACTAACCGCGAAATCATTGTAGACCGCACTGAAATCAGCAAAGACCCCACGTTAAAAGCAACTGGATTGATGGGTCCTATCACGGGTGGCAGAAGCGACCTTATTGTTTGTGACGACATCATAGATGAAGAAAACATTCGCACACGCCTACAACTAGAAAAAGTTACAACATGGTTCAACAAGGTTCTGTATCCAACGTTGTATCCGTGGGGCGGCATCATCGTCATAGGCACACGCTGGAGCTACGCTGATATTTACGCTGAACTCCTAGACAAGTGGAAGGGTCAAACCGACATTAAACAAGCCATCCAAAAAGACGGCTCCGCTTTATGGCCGGAATACTGGAGCTTAGAGAAACTAGCTGAACGACGAGACGAGATTGGCACGATTTATTTTAACTGTCAATACCAAAATGACCCAACAGGCATGGAAGGCGACCTACTCAAAGCAGAATGGCTACAGCCTTGGAGTGAACCACCATCCGCTCAAATCGTCAAGTACGCAGGCATTGACCCAGCGTTAGGCGAAGGCGACTTACAAGCCATCGCTACAATTGCTTATGACCGAACCCGAAAACAAACTTACTTGCTAGACGTGTGGGCTGAAAGATTATCTTTCCCCTTGTTCTTGAAGAAGATTCAGCAAATGCACGCTTTGCATCACTACGCTAAAGTGTATTTGGAAAGTAACGCGTTTCAGAAAGCATTAATGTTTGTGCCTGAACTACAGAGAGGCTTACCAATTGTTGATACAGTGACAGACCGCGATAAAGAAAGACGCTTTATTGCTATGAGCAGCCATTTTGAGTCAGGACGCATATTAGTTAATCCGTTGTTGTTGGAGCGTAGTGAATTCTGGAGTGAATGGGTGCAGTTTCCACGAAGCCAATACGATGATGCTTTAGATAGTGTGGAGATTGCAGTGCGGAATGTTATCGCGCATAAGAAACCTGTTGGAGTATTCTTCTAAATGTTTGAGAAGGTTATACAAAAAATAAAGCGCAGTGTTGGTTTAGCCACGGCTATTCCTTCAGGCTCAGGAATGCTAATTCCACGAAGTGGCACTGGAGGCGGAGGCGAATACGGCGCGGAAATCACTGATGACTTGCGCACTTTCGCTGTTACTCGCGAGCCCGTAGCTTATCGGGTGGTGTTTACGGTTGCGCATGACATTTTTGATAATTGGTTCACGTTGAAGTTGGAAGGCGACGAGAAAGGCGAAGAAAGTAAACTTTTTGATAGGCAAATTCAAAATGAACTGACACGTTTACACGCTAAAGAAGAACTGTCGCGTATGAGTGTGTTTGAACGCGCTTATGGCTGGGCAATCATTGTTTTAGGGTATGAAGACTCAACTGAATCGTTAGCTGAACCAGTTAAAGGCAATAAGGCTCTTCGTGAAATCAAAGCGTATGGTCCCACTCAAGTTATGCGCGTTGATGAAGTAAAAGACACAAGCGACCCGCGATATGGACTGCCAAAAATCTACAATATTAAACAGTCTGGTATAGCTTCTTACTTGAAAGTTCATTACTCTCGCACGATTCATTTTGGTACGCGCTTGATAAATCATGATTGGAGAGGCAGAAGCGTTTTAGACCCAGTCTGGGACGACTTGACGACTCTTCGTAATATTCGTTGGGGCATGGGGCAAACCATGTACCGCTACGGCAGCGGTTTTCCAGACATCACGTTCAACAATGCGGAACAAAGCGACATTCAAGCGTGGATTGACGCGGGAGGCTTGGATAACTGGAATAGTCGTACTGGTTTCGTGCATAATGAGGATCAAATTTTCGAGTTTAAAGGTCCAGAAGGACACGCGTTAAACCCAATGAACTTTTATTTACCTATCATGGAAAACATCAGTTGCGGAACAGGCATCCCCCTAGCAATTCTCAGAGGCGTACAAGCAGGAGCATTAACGGGCTCGGAAGTTAACCAACAAGAATATTACGGGTTAATCAGTGACGAGCAAAGTGCTTATGAAACTGGCATTCGTGAATTAATCAATATAGTGCAGTCTCTTAAGAAAAGCGATAAAACAACTGCGACAGACCAGCAAGCCGAAACACGAGATTTCAAGTTTGAATGGCAAGGCGGCTTCGAGCTTGACGAGAAAAAGAAGGCTGAGATTGAACAGTTAGAAATGCAAGCCCTCCAGATAAAAGCCAACTTCTTAACGCGGAACGAGATTAGAGCCCTTATCGATCCTAACTTAAAAGATTTATCCAAAGAACAGGGAGGGGAGGAAGTGCTTGGCAAATCAGGTTTTGGAAACGAACAATTTGACTATCACGTACGGGAAATCCCGAAGAATCGCCCAAGTACTCGCAGTGCTTAAAAGCTAAACCGTAGAAAGGTACGGATATGAGCAATCATTTAGACGATGAAAAATACCCACCTACGTGGTGGTTGCGTGACGATCGACCATATAGGCTTAATGTCTTAATAATTGATAAAACGATTAACGCAAGAGGAAGAACATTAGATGCTTTTCGTCGTGACTTAGCTATCTATCGTATGTATCGCTATCTTGCTGTACCTATGTCGTTGATAATAGATGTCGTGAGTTGGGCGAACTTTTCACATGGAGCTAAATGGAGAGATCGGTATAGTGGATATTGGCTTACTTGGGTACAAAATCGAATTGGGCACGTTTTTAAAATTTTATGTTTAAGTGATAGCCATTGTGCTTTCCAGAAGTTTTTGTCTTAAGATGCTTACTTTAAAACAATCTACACGAATAAACCGTGTTATGCACGTTTTGAAAGCGGCGGATCATGAAGGCTATCATCATAGCAGTTTGGATTGGTGGCTTTTCGACGCTCGCTTAACGTCGCCTAAAACGTGTGAAGTCTGCAAAGCACTGGATGGCATGATGTACCGAGGCGACAGGGTTCCAACCATTTTTCCTTATCACACTCACGTCGCAGTAAACAAAATCCGTGCGAATGTACATCCTAATTGTCGTTGCGTTTTGCAGTGGGTTGGACGAACCGAAGAGCCTGAAGCTCAACCGCACAGGTTTTACGAGTTAACGCCTGAAGAAGCGTGGGAACGTTGGGCTCCTACAAAAGAAGAGTTGAAATTGTTATCGCCTAGCCAGTTTCAAACGATTATGAAGTTTCTAAGAAGTCCGTGGAAGTGAATAAGTGAAGCGGTGGGTGGCTAGTAAGACTAATAGAATACGCCATCGAATTGCACGGTGCCTGGTGCCTGCATTACGTTGTTTGTTAGATTGGCAATGTCGCCCTATGATCTGCCAAGTGAAAGAAAAGTTTGGTGACAAACCTTTAATTGGGTGTGAAATTGGAGTCGCGGAAGGCGAAAATGCTCAGTGGATTCTTGAAACTTTAAACATTAAAAAACTTTTTCTTGTTGATCCTTATCAGCCTTACCGCGATCATGGTAGATATTGGAGTCATTATGTAGATAAGGAAGCGCGGGCTCATCAACGATTGAAGAAATATCGAGACAAAATAACATGGTTACGAATGAAGAGTATGGAGGCAACTAGCCATATTCTTGAAGATTTAGATTTTGTTTACGTCGACGGTAACCATTCATACTCTTACTGTTACGACGACATTACGAAATTTTACCGTAAACTCAAGGTTGGTGGCGTAATTGGCGGTCACAATTTTCAGTGTGAATTTCCTGATGTAATTCGTGCGGTTTCACATTTTTGCTTAGAAAACAATTTGAAGTATCATAATAGAAAAGTAGATTGGTGGATAGTTAACGGGATTTAAAATTTAAGGTTATCATGGAGGTGAATTTTTGCCTGAAGGGAAAAGACGTGATGAATGTTTAGAAACTGGAAAAAAGCCTACTCACGCTCGAAAACATAAAAATTGGAAGTGAAGTCACTTTTTTGACTGGTTTACCCCTGCCTATTTAGGTGAAAAGGAGGTGGTTGTTGTTGAAGAAAGTAGTAGTTGTTGTTAGCCAAAATCCAACGGTTTGTCAAACTAAGGACATGAAAGTAACGGAATTTCGCCAAGAAG